GTTCCTCAAGAATCTCAACCGCAGTCATCTTGACGTACTTAATTGTTTTCTTGAATGAATCACGCTTGTCCACCACGGTAATGCCGTAAGCCTCTAGGCGCTTAAAGAAGTCTTTGTCATCAGCAAATGTCGCTGAACCATCGCTCAAAAGGTACAAAGTAGCCTTTTCCCTGACCGTGTAGTAATACTCAGCAAGGCGAATGTCCTCTTTGGTAATCCACTCAGACTGAGAGTCGCCAGTTCCACGCTGAGTAAAACTTGTGCCACCATCATCCGCATCAGGGTACAGCTTGCGGAACTCGCTCTTGAGCATCATTGTTGTAATTAAACAACGGTCTGCATCTGAGCCGTCAGGCAATACTGAATTGGGATCAAAGTACACCGTGAATGGGTTATCCACAGGGTCAATGTAGATTTCCTGATCAAATGAATCTTCGGAAATGTAGTCTGTGCGCACCCGCATATAGCCCCAACCCATGCGAACAGCATACTCAAATGCGTTGTCATAGGCGTGATCTGCGTTGGAATTGACCTCAATGTGACGAACAATGCCCTGAATGGTCTGTGCGTCCACCATGTCATCATGCGTGTTTGTGGCATGAACTTTGATGCGAGGGCGCTGCTGGCGCTGTTGGTTAGAAACTTGGCGGCAGTAATTGTCCACCTTGTTTACAGTAATTACGGGCCTTGATTCCAGATTTCTCGAATTTTGCAATTCAACAGGCCATTGATCACCACCGCCAAACTTCAGGTCTTCTAAAGCCTCTTGGCGATTCATTGTGTCTGCATCGTTAGCAAACTTTAGGAAGTCGATTGCTTCCTGAATTCGTGAGTCGTAATCATCAGCCATGATGTTGCCCTAAATGTGATATAGCCATTTTACGCCATCCAAGAATGTTGGCTACCATAATTTGCGTTTGGTCTGGGTTTCCTCGTCTGCCGAGGCTCATTTACCATCAAACCGATGTATCTAAACGCATCAGCGCCATGCGAATATTGGTCGTGCAAAGGCGTTTTGCTAAATTGCTTGGTGTCTGGGTCAACATCGTAACGGTAATGCCTTAGACATTGCAAGCCCTCGTGACAGTTTTCCCTGTCAAACCAGCAGTTTCTAAAAATTGTCCTTGCCGCGTTGATTGAGTCCAATATGGGCGTTTTAGGAATAATCTTGGTCTTGTATCCCGCAGACCTGACGATTTCCTCAATACTTCTGCCGTTGGCTGCCAGAGTCTTGTTCTCGGCATCGTGTGGCAACCATAGCGTGTCGTAGATATAGCCAAACGTCTGCATCTTAGCCAGGTAGTCGCTCATGGTCTGCTGATTGCCTTCCATGTAACGGATTAGGCGTGTTTCCATGCCTATAAACTGCAAGAACCAGATGGCTGTGGCATCAGACCATCCAAGGTCAAAAATCGCGTGTACGGGCTTCATAGGGTCGTAGTTGACCTTTGTGATGCGCCCATCCAACTCTGCCATTTGCATTTCTTTGGCAAAGATAGCGCCATCGACCGTCTGGCGGCATAAACCTTCCCAAACCACGTTGTAAGCCTGTGGGTCGCGGAACTTAAGCGCATCTTTCTCTAGTCTTAGCGTCTCAGGAAACCAAGGGTTATCCGACCAGTTGATTTTAGTGACGATGCAATCTTCTGGCGGGTTTAGCACAAACCGCTGGTAAGTTTCGTCTGTCTCCAACTCAGGATTGAACGTAATCCAGATTTCTGACTTTTCCTTACGAATCGTTGGAATTAGCACATTCCACGACATTCGGCTGGTTGTTTGGGCTTCCTCAACCCAACACACATCAACGCCCTCATAGGACTTGACGTTTGCCACATTGTTCTTCAGACCGACAAAGCTGAACTCTGAGCCGTTCTTGCCCCGAATGCTTGTCTGCGTGATCTCATAAAACGTGCCAAGCCCAAGCGCCTCGATCTGGTCGCACAGTAGCTTGTGAACCGAGTCTTTAATGGATGTTTGGAACTCACGGGCGCAAAGCACTCGTAATGGGTTTTGGGCAGCTTTAATAAGCAAAGCCCTAGCAACACCCCATGACTTTGCCCCGCCACGACCACCGTATAAGACTTTGTAACGGGATGGCTTAAACAGGCACTCTAGCTTGAGTGGAAACTCAGCCTTTGCAATAGCCTGGCTAATTTCACTCATCGGGCTTTACAAATGACACTTGAATGCCTGAAAGCAACGGTGCGCCATTCTCACCTGTCAACTCTTGCCGCACAGTCTCAGACCAACGCATTTGGCTCTTTGTCCACCAAATTAGGCTTGTTGTGTCGCCTGACGTTGCTTTTTGAAATAGCGTCTTGGCTATTTGACCATTGGCTTTAGCTTTGCCCATGTCTAGTTCATGGCGGTAATACTTACGCAATGTCTTGTCATCAATGCCCACAAGAATGGCAATAGATTCATGAGGCAAGCCTAATCCCGAACTGGATTCAACCAGTTTCTTGCTGTCGTCGGTGGGAATATGCTCGTGGTTCATTTTATAGAGGGGAATTTAACCAAATATTACACATTTTGTGTTACTTCTGTCAATAGTACGGCTTTTTTGCCTGTGAAGTCTTCCCATCGCTTTACTATGACATCGCAGTATTTTGGGTCTAGTTCCATAAGCCTAGCATGACGGTTTTGTTTTTCGCAAGCAATAAGTGTGCTGCCAGAGCCACCAAAGTAATCCAACACAATGTTGTTGACCTTGGTACTGTTTTTAATTGCACGTTCGCTTATAGCCACAGGCTTTTGTGTTGGATGTACATATTTGCTGTCTTTAGCAATGTTCCACAAGTCTGATTCGTTTTTAATGTCTGGGTCAATTAGCCCATCAAACATAATAAATTCGTGTTGATGCCTATATCCACGACCTAAACCAAAAACGTTTTTAGCCCACACAATGCAAGCCTTGGGTTTTAGGGCTGACTGCAAAATTCCATAAAACGCCCAATTACAGCAAATGTAATAACTGTTTGGTCGAAACGCCTCAAAAGTTTGCAACCAATCTTGGATAAATTGGGAAAACTCGTCATCAGGCAAGTCATCGTTTTTAATTACATCAAACTTACCGCTACGCCCATTAAAGGCTACATTGTATGGCGGGTCAGTAAACACCATGTCGGCACGTTGGCCTTGTAATAACGTTTCCACGGCATCTACGCTTGTGGAATCACCACACATGAGCCTATGGTTGCCAAGTTGGTATATATCGCCCAATTTTGTTTTAGGCTCTTCAGGTAATGGCGGTGCTTCATCTTCACCAGTTAACCCTTCGACCACCTCTGGCTCAAGCAAGGCGTTTAACTCTTTAGCGTCAAAGCCCAGAATGTTTAAGGCAAAGCCGTCAGCCAACAAATCGTTTAACTCGATGGTCAGCATTTCATTGTCCCACCCTGCATTTAACGCCAGGCGGTTGTCGGCAATGATGTAAGCCTTCTTTTGGGTTTCGGTCAGGTCTTTCAGTTCAATAGTAGGTACTTCCTTAAACTTCAGCTTTCTGGCTGCCATGACCCGTCCATGACCCGCAATGATGCCGTTATCCCCGTCAATCAAGACAGGATTAGTCCAACCAAACTCTTTGATGCTTGCCGCTATTTGAGCAATCTGGTCTTCGGAGTGTGTACGGCTGTTTTTGACGTAAGGAATTAAATCCTCAATCTTGCGTTGAACTATTTGCATCTTTGTCCAGTTGTCTGAGCCAGGCTTCATTTTCGGCAATAGCGCCTGAAATAGCATGGAAGTTGGCAAGCATTTGCTCTTTTTGCTTCTCTAGTTCAGCAATACGGGCTTGGATTTGCTCTTTCATTTCTTTTTGTCCTTCTTGGCAGCTTCACGCTTTTCCGAATATGCAATGGCAACGGCCTGCTTGACAGGTTTGCCAGTTTTGATTTCAGCTTTAATGTTCTTTTTGAACGCTTCGGGGGATTTGGATTTGATCAAGGGCATTATTCTTCCTCCATTACAAAACAAACATCTTGCCAACTCATTTTCAGTAGGCGCTCATCATTGTGCTTGATTTCCTCGAACTTGAGGTATTCATCTTTGTAATCTTTGGCAAATGTACCAAAAGTGATGCGGTCGCCAACATTTAAGCCTTCAGCCAATGCGTCTGGGCCAACCGCAACGACAGTTCCACGGCTATCAGCTTCTGCCGATTGGATAATCAATGTTTCGCTTAACGTCCGCTTTTCGGGGCGAACAAGGATTTTGTCTCTCAAGGGCTGCAAGTTCATTTTGCGTCCTTTGCTGGTCTGCCGCGCTTCTTTGGAGAAAAAGCACCCGCCTCTGGGACGGGTGAACTCTCAACGGCAACTACACTCGGAGAAAACTCACCGCACCACTCTGTGTGATGGCGGTTTTGATATGTGGGGTATCGTCTGCATTGCCCCAATTGACCTATATCGTTAAAGAACGTACAAGCCTTACAATTCTGATCAAGCATGACAACCTTTCTTTGTTGTGCCTAGAAGCCCATTCAGCCCTGCTCGGCTGTTTGGGTTTCGCTTTTTAGCGGTACTCTGAACGGGTTTTGGTGTAGCAAATACCGTCAGTCTTGCCAGTATTGAATTGCTTGTTATCACCCATTTTGTCTTCCATGCCCATGGCTACGCCACCGCGCAGTTTTTCCATGCGCTCGCCTGAACGGTCAGAAGCTGTTGCACCTTTAGGGGCTGTTGCACCAGTTGTGCTTTTAGCCATAGTTGTATCTGCTTTTCCCATGATTTTTCCTTGCAAAGAATTTATGGTTTTGACTTTATGCGCAATGTGGCACAATGTCAATCACCATTTTAACAGGAATTTATCATGGCTACCAACTTTAAAATTGCCGAAATGAAACGCCAATCTACACCTGGCGGTCATTATGAAAAAGAATCTGAGCATCGCATGGAGATTCGCAGAATCGGTGCTTTGGAAAAAGAACTGAAAAAGCATGAGTCTGAAAACGCTGAAAAGGCTCACGGGCAAAAGTCTGCCCCTCTGCCCAATATGCGTTCATATTGATGGTTTTGGCACTTCGGTAGGCCAACGGTCGCCAAGTGCCTCAACCGTAGCTTTGTGGGCTTTTAACCACATATCTTTGCGCTCGTCCTTTGACAGATGCGCACCTTGGTCTATTTTGTAATGGCATTTGAGGCATAAAGCAGCCACTAGGTTGTCATCTGCTTTGATGCCTTTACCCTTTCCACCGCCCCAATTACTGTGAGCCGCTTGGACGCCATTGTCCATGCCACAGCTTTGACAAGAGAGAGCCGCCACTAACTTGAGAAGTTTCTGGCTTCTCACATACTTGTGCTTCAGGTATTGCATATTCTTTGGTTAGAAATTTGTGTCCGTTGATGCAAATGCGTCTTCGGCTAACAAATTCAGGGGTTGATCGGGTATCTAAAACTTTAAGGTTTTCAGAGCTACAGCGCGGACACATCATAAGTTTACTCCGTTGTTTTTACGCCAAGGCGCTCGCTTGCTTGCTCTGAACGCCAAATGTCTGATTTCATCTGGGCAGCCGCTAGCTTCCATTTTAAAAGTTCTTCTTGCTCAATTGCCGCAGCCAAGCCCTGCAATAGTTCTTGGTATTCAGGGTGCGCATAAGCCTCACGCTCTTGTGCCACGGCTGAATCAAAGCCTTTTGTCAACGCATCTTTCATGAGCAAGGCTTTTTTGGTCTTGCGGTATTCCTCAAGGTAAATCCGTTGCGATTTAGCAACAGCAAACTTTGGGGCTTGCTCAAGGATAAATTCGATTGCTTTGTAAGGCGCTTTCATTTGACCACTCCGATCATGCGTAAAGCCGCTTCAGGGCTGTCAACTCGTGCCAAGGTACTTCCAGACCAATTATCAAAAAAATCGGATTGTAGCTTCGTTAAACGCTTTTTAGAGTCTGTTTTGATCTCCACCAAGAACGTGTGATTCTTGTAGCCCACCAAAAGGTCAACAGGCAGACCAATAATCCAGACATAAGCGCCAGCGGCTCTTAATGCTGAAACTATTTGGTCTTGGTTTGCGTCAACCCTTGCTGCGTATCTCATCTTGAATCCTGTTCATGCGTTGTCTCAAATCCAAAGTAGCGGACTCGCCTCTGATTTTTTGCAAGTCCAGCAACACTCCTTGCCACCAGAGCAACGCTTTGCTCGAGCCAATCGTCAATTTCTTCTGTTTGTACCGCCTCGTCCACTCTTGGGCTTCGCAGTTCTTGAAATGTTCCAATTCTTTTGGAGTCATCAATAGGCCAATGAAAATTCATTAAAAAACATCCTTCTCGTCATACCATTGCGCAACAGTTTTTTCTTTTAGTTCTGGCAACGGTTTGGCTTTTGGTTTTGATCCTGTATTCCATTGATGGAATGAGCATTTTGGGCTGTCAATCTTAACTGACCACAAGTTTGTGCAACCAGGCACAGAACAAAGACTTGTGTTTTGTTCTTCAGGAATTTCATATCGGTTTGGTTTAGCAAATGTCATTTGGCGTATTTCCCGTCAATAATTTTGGCAAAGTTTGTTGCGTTAACAATCCACTCTAAGTCTGGCAACCACGTTCTGTCTTTAGTTTGAAATCCATTAGCTAGCTTAGTATCGTTGGCAACATAAGCAAAAAAAGAATCCCACCACTTCAAGCCATCTTCCATGTTTTTATAACCTTCAGGCGAATAGTTAGATGGTTTAGCAGCTTGCCTCCACCGTTGTTTAAGATTAACTTGACGCGCCCCTTCCCAAATCCTTGGCTGAGACAGATTGGGCAAATGCTTCTTGTAAAGCAATAAAATTTGTTTGTGAGGGCAGTCGGGCAGACCTTCTGCCGACAAAGATGCGTGAGCATCTATATCTATTGGTTCTTGGTTATTGGTTATTGGTTTATGGTTATTGGTTGGTTGAACGTCCGTTGAACGTCCGTTGATCCTGCGTTCAGCGGATGCTTTACCAGCCCTAGACGCCTGTTCGATTTTTGACCTGAAATGTTCAATTTCTTTGCCAATTCTATCAGACCAATATCCAAGTTCAATTTCAACAAAAAACTCGTTCAAAATGTTGCGTATGACAACAGTTTCATCGCGTAAGCGAATTAAACGGCCTATTTCCGCTGTTGATTTAGGTAAAGGTTTTTCGTGTAAATAACACCAATCTAGCATTCTGCGATATGCCAAATCCTCAAGAGGGTCAAGGTGTGATGTGTGACTTTGATAGTCACCAATGTTGAACTGGTAATAGTGCATAACTCGCCTTTTACACTCCCTAAAAAAGAAACTGCGGCAGGAGAGGGAGGAACTCTTTTCGGTCTGCTCATGACTTCAGACCTAGCCGTGTTTCAAATTATTTTACTACAAAAACCACTCTGGCTTGACCACCATCAATTGATAGAGACGACCAGTCGGAATGGTTTTCCAGTTGTGTACTGCTGCTCTTGAGATGCCCAAGATGCGTGCAAGCTCACTCTGTGAGCCAGCCAATGTGATTGCTTTTTGTTTGTCCATGCAATCAGTATAGCAAACTAAACATTTGCTAAGTTGCATAAATACAACATTAGGGAAAGTCCTTATAAATAAATTTTGCGTGTTGTTAATTTTGATGTACAGTAGCGTCATGCCCTGAACTTCTCGGGGTCTATTTAAGGCACAAAATGATCGACTTCAACCTCCGCTACTACTTCGATGAATACGTCACATACGATGACGGCAACACACTTGAAAAAGTCCGTGTTGGGTATGACCACTACCCAGCAGAACGCAATCAACCCTACGACCACGACACAGCCGAAATCTACGATGTGTTTGTGTACGACCAACGGGGTGAAGACATTACCTATGACCTCGACAAAGAGAACTCAGAGCATCTTATGTCTGAAGTCAAGATTCACCACGAACGTATGTTGAAAGAACAAAATGAAATCTAAGATTATTCAAACACTCATCGAATGCACTCTGGCAATCATCATTTTTGGCGGTTGGGGCGTAATGCTCGCATGGAGAGGCTAATGACACAAGATGAAATCATTGAGATGGGAATAAAAGCCGATCTTTGCGATGAGCACGGTGATATTAACTGGGAGTACAAATACCTTGACGAGATCATTGCATTTGCCAATCTAGTAGCACAGCATGAGCGTGAGGCGTGTGCAAAGATTGCAGATGAATGGGCAGTAGGTTGGCCTCACCCATCTACAGTAATTGCAGAGCGTATCAGAGCAAGGAAACACGCATGATTGACATACTAAAAAACTACTGGCGTTTGCCATCAGCCAAAGAAATGGCTGCCAATGAACTTGAATCAGCCCAACGCAAGCTATTGGAGGCTCTCAGCGCCCAAGAATATGCCAGGCGCATGGCTGACTATCACGCAGACAGAATCAAACGCCTTACGGCTTATTTAAAGGATGAAGCATGAATTCTTTACAGCAAGATGTAGATTTACTCTACAAAGTAAACAGCTTAGACATAGCTGCATTAGAAGATGCAAGAGCTACGCTAGACGCTATTAAAGAGGCAGACCCTTATTGGGATGAAATAATTGACGAATCGTTAAGGTTAATAGGCATAGCGTTAAACACAAGTGTTGCAGATGCTATTGAAAGAATAGCTAAAAATTTAGGAGTTGAAGCATGACAGTCGCAAACTTACTGACGCTCAACGTCAACGACCACACCGAAAAGAAAGCCAACCTGACTTACTTGTCATGGGCTTGGGGATGGGCTGAAGCACTCAAGGCCGACCCTAAAGCCACGTTCAAGGTAGAAATGTTTGGCGACAAGTGCTACATGGACATTAACGGCACAGCAATGGTCTGGGTCACAGTCACCATGTTTGACAAGCCAATGACTTGCCAGCTACCCGTGATGGATCACCGCAATAAGGCTATTCAGAGTCCTGATGCTTTTCAGGTCAACACATCAATCATGCGTTGCATGACCAAAGCACTTAGCTTACATGGTCTTGGCCTGTACATCTACGCTGGCGAAGACTTACCAAACGGTGCTGAACCTGAGTCAACGATTGACCCAGAAACGATGGTTGACTTGTTTAAATCCATCGAGAACGCCACCACGCAAGACGAACTCAAGATTGCTTACAAAGTAGCGTATGCAGCTTGTGATGGTGACAAAGCCTGGCAGATGAAAGTCATCCAAGCAAAAGACATAGCAAAAGCGAAACTGTAATGTGGCGCAAACGACAAATAGGAAACATGATGATTGAACTAATGGAACAAGGCACAGACGAATGGTTTGCCATTCGCATAGGCAAGGTCACGGCATCCCGTGTGGCTGACGTAATCGCCAAGACTAAATCAGGCTACTCAGCCAGTCGCGACAATTACATGGCTCAACTTGTCTGCGAACGCTTGACAGGGCAAAAAGGCGAGAGTTTCACCAATGCCGCCATGCAACACGGCACAGAAACAGAACCGCTTGCCCGAGCCGCATACGAGGCGCTTAAAGACGTTTTGGTTGATGAAGTGGGGTTTGTACCTCACCCAACAATTAAAATGGCTGGTGCATCCCCTGACGGGCTTGTGGGCGATGATGGGCTGATAGAGATTAAATGCCCCAACACCGCCACGCACATTGAGACTTTATTGTCTGAAAATGTGCCGACAAAATACTACACCCAGATGCAATTTCAGCTTGCGTGTACGGGTCGTGAATGGTGTGACTTTGTGTCTTTTGACAATCGTCTGCCAGAGGAACTTCAATTGTTTGTTAAACGTGTCCCTCGGGATGAGATGTATATCAAACTAATGGAAGCTGAGATCGTCCAATTTATTGCTGAACTGGATGACAAAATCAATAAACTTATGAAAGTCAAGAATGTCTAAAATATATGAAGTCACCGTAAACGTTGGTAAATACACCAAAGACGGTCAAGAGAAAACCCGCTATCAAACCATTGGCTCAGTCATTGAGACCAAGAACGGCCCAATGTTGAAGCTAGACACTTTGCCTTTGACAGATGCGGGCGGTTGGAACGGTTGGGCTTATCTAAACACACCAAAGCCCAAGGAAGAATTTAAAGGCTTACCCAAGGACGATGAGGACTTGCCATTTTGATTAACGGGGGGAAAGCTGTGCAAAGTTTTTTCCGAAAGCTAGCGAAAGAGCAGTTAGTACCCCCACCACTTTAGGAAATAACATGGAATATTTAGACGCATTTAAAAAGATTTTTGGCACACCAGAATTTCCAAGAGTTCGCACAAACGATCCCTTGACCTCGTTTCAGGCGGCAGACTCCATCAAGGAAGTTGTTGGTCAACATCACCAGCTTATTTTGGATTGTCTCCAAAGATATGGCGCATTGGGCAAGGATGGGATTGCTGCATTTACAAACTTAGACAGCAACCAAGTCGCCAGGCGCTTGAACGAAATGAAAGTGCTTGGGCTTATTCAGCTTACAGGCAACACAGTTAAATCAAACTCAGGAAGAAGCGAAAGAGAATGGGAATGCACGAAGTGAAATTTGGGATTCACAGCCCTGTACATAAATACAAATGTTGTAATTCTTGCGATAAAAGTAAACCGCCAGAGGGCGGGATTGACATGGGGCATAAGTGGATTTGTCAAGCCTGTTGGATAGCTAAAAACACAGGTAGAAAGACACCTAGCTGACATAAATCCCACTTAGGATTTAATTGCAACAATCGGTTGCTCAAGGAGAAAATCATGAAATTTGAAATGGAATTCGGATGGACTGGCAATGAGAAAATTACAATTGAAACCTATGACTTTGATAAAATCAAAATCATTCAGGCATTTGTTGAATACCAAGAACAAAACGGCTGGCTCGATGACTCTGAAGATGATTACGACTCTGAGATTTTTGAAGAAGAAGATACAGAGGATGAAGAAGTAGTTTTAGCTGGCCTTGACGATAACGCTTAATTACTTTGCCAACAGATATAACCCCACATTGCTAAAGCTGTACCCAGCGTACACGATAGCCATGTAGGGGTTTTCTTTTATAAGCTGTTCACCAGCAATATAGGCGTAAATCGCCCCTGTGAGAATGATAAGCCATGAACTCATAGTGCGCTCACATCAACAACCTCACCCCTGAACTCAATTAAGTTTTCTCCAAACTTATGGACTAACTCAGGCCAAAGCAATCGACCATTAAAAAAGGTCAGAACTGCAAAGCCTGACCTGTGGTTAGAGGGATTAAGTTCAGAGTAGGTGAACTGTGGGCCATCTGGTTCGGCAAGTGTTCCCGTATCAACGCCAAACCGATTGCCGTTGTAATCACTAAATGGCGTGACTTTTAGAGAGTGAAGATGACCAGTAACAATAGATACGCCAGCGTTAACAGTGTTGTTGTGTGCTGCATGAATACCGCCCTTGTATCGGTGCTTAATAATGACCTTATCAGTAGGCCATACTGCCCAACAAAAGTCCCAATTGGTAATATGGTCCGTCAACTTAAAGCCTAGAACTTCTTTAAATTGTGGTGCGTGTTGTGCTAAACGATTGCCAAATCGAATGTCATGGTTGCCCCATGTAAAGATTAGCTTTACATTGTGCCTTACGGCTTTGGCGGCTTCCTCAATTTCATCCAACGCAGCTTGCGTAGCTTTTAACTCTTGAATAACAGAAGTTTGAGGCATTTCAGTCACATCATGGCGGCTTATAGACGCACCGTCAAACGCATCCCCGTTACATATCACAGCCTTGGGTTTGAACTCCTCAATAGCCCATAAAAGCCCTTTAAAGGCTGTAGAACGCTGACCAGGTATAAAGTGAGCATCAGAGAACACGATGACTGAGCCGTTCTCTATGCCAAGATTGATTTGTTTCAAGGGCGAATGCGATTTCTGTTTAGCATCATAAATACCGCCTCTGAAATCTGACGCTGGCAACTTGGTTTCATGGAACTTTTCCATGTTGCGTCTGCGGTAATTTACAGACCTTTCTGAAACCTGAAGAATCTTTGCTACTTTTGTAACAGATTGGTGTTTTTGCCATAGGGCAATAAATTCCTCATCTGTGCATTTTTCATTGTGATTACTCGATCCCATTGCAATCCTTACTCAGTAAGTTTTCTAGCAAATTGATGACCCTATGCTCTTGCATCTCAATGTCCTCGTCTGAGGATTTAGGGTCTGTGGCAGTTACCATTAAGTCATGTAGGAGTACATGAAGTAACTCATGAAGTGCGGTTTTGTCTAATGACTCTTTTGTGATTTTTTCCGCACCAAAATCACCAAGTCTGTAAGTGGCAAGCCTAGCATTGTCATTGAACTCAACAGAGGCCATTGCAGCCTTTGCTGGTTTCATGCCCTTTTCAATTCTCCAATCTGCTAGATTAAGAATCTTTTGCCATTTCTGCACAGATTGTGCAAAAAACTCAGCATCATCAGATGTTGGAATATTAGACATTTCAACACCTTAAACATTATTTATGACAATTTAATTTAACAAAGCGCATTCAGCTTGTCTGCGTTTTAAAAGACCTGGCAGTACTTTACCACCGCCTTTAGTCCACAACATCAATTGTTCTTTAGCACCATCCCAATCTTGAGCATTTATTTTGCGCTTTAAAGTGGATGTTTGCAGTCTGCCAACACCAAGGTTGTAGCAAAAATCTACGATGGCATTGCACTTCTTTTCATCAGATGCAAGGATGGGACAGTTCCGAAGAACGCCAGGCAAATAAGTGTGTTGGAGTTCAGCCATGAGCAATGCTCTTGCGTTAAACTCGTCCATAGGATCATCTCCCAAGGTCACTTTGCGCCCGTCAGAATAGTAAGTTGACCCATATCCAATGGTAGGAATACCAGCGGGGCATAGGTAAGGCTTAGACCTAAACCCCTCAAACTGGCGACAGAGGGTTGCTGCCAGTTCTAAGTTCATAAACCACGCTTGGCTAAAGTACGGTCAAGAAACCAGTAATTGATTGTTCCTGACAACAGCGCAGAAAAGTCTGGTGTCATCATTGTTTTAAACACTTCGGTTGGGGGCGAACCCATACACCATGCGTTGTAAGAAAACCACACATGGATAAATGTGTAAATTAACAAGACCCAATATGTGACCACAGGGCGCACAGAGGCCGACATACTGGCTACCCATCCACCCGCTGCTTTAACCATCTCAGCTTGCTGTTGAATAGCGCTGTTAAACGCATCCATCACGCCCACATCTACTGCGGCCTCACGCTGTGCGCCAATCTCAGCCAACTTCTGTTGACCGCGCATTTGCTCTAGTTCGCATTGATTCTTGAACATGGCAAGTTCATGCTCACGCTCATTCTTTTTATCAAGCCACTTTAATACTTCAGGGGCAAGGCGAAACACGCCACCAAAGATAGAACCTAACAAACCACCAGATAACATTTCAAACATATTTATTCTCCGCAATGTTTACATTTATGTTCATCGTGCGAAAGTTTTACACCCGCCAACAGTCCGATGAATCCACCAACAATCGTCTGAAAAGCAGGGCTAATCAGTTTAAAGATTTCATGGTTATCAACTTGTTTTGCCCAGAGGCCAAGCATAAACGCTGTGACCATAGCAAGAATAGATATACAAAGAGTGGCACTAACCATCAAAGTAACTGAATAAGTCAATCTGCTTTTAATGTCTTCCATCTTCACTCCTATGCAAATTTATCAAATTGCTTTCTGTCTTTGAACATTTCAAGTTCAACAGAATGTTGTTCTGCCCGTTTGTTGTATAACTCAAGGTCATACGCTTCAACTACATCACGAACTTTCTGCGCTTTTTCTGCCTGTCGTTGTTCAAATTCCAATCTTTCGGCACGTTTTTCAACAGCAATAGCCCTGACATCGTATTCTTTGGGATACACAAACGGATACCATTTGTGCATTTGTATCATTTTTTTTCTCGCTCAAGAGCCTCTTTGTAGCCAGATATAACCAGTCCTCTTAACGCATGACTGTCTGACGTTCCACCCCATTCACTTAAATTGTTCCAGATTACGACAAAGTCGGTACTTTTGCATAAGTTCTGATGTTTTGTAAGCCACTCAGCCATCTTTTCATATCGTTCAGTAGGGTTGTGTATTGACCAAGCAATTGAATAAAACTCACGGACGCTGCATAAATCTTTGCCAGCAGTCTGAAGCGCAAGTATTAAAGCAAATGCAACAAGCCAACGCATTCATTTACTTTGACCATTGATGGCTAAAGTATCCCAAAATTGTTGATAGAGCAGACACAAAAACCATACCCATCCAAAAACCACCGCGGCCTTTGTTTGCCAGTTCAATAAGGGTTTCAAGCTGAGTTTCCATTTTATTGATCTTGGCTTCCATAGATTCGACCTTTTGTCGAAGAACGCCATATTCAACCAAGTCAATTTCAGTCATATCATGCTTTCTGAATGAATGCTAATGAATAGTACAAGGGCAGATTAGTACCGCCAGAACCCGCTACGTTTGACGTAAAGCCTCCAGTATTACCCACAGCATAGGTACTACCAGAACCCACCACAAAGCGGTCACGCAAGTCTGGTGTGCCGTTAGAGCCGTTACACAGGTAATATCCAACAGGGATAGAACCAATAGAGCCAGACCACATGATGATGCCACCAGAGGGAATTGGGTTGGTGCTTGCGGCTGTTCCCAAAATGCCATACAGGTTGTCGTAAGTAGCAATCTGGACAGCGGCTGAGTCTGTCAAGATGAACTTGTATGAGTAACCTTCAGTCAGCCAAATCTCCTGTGGGGGGCGACCATCAGTTCCTAATTGGATTGGGTTGGTGTTGGCAATTGTGCCAGCAGCCGTTGTGTAAGTGGCAAGAGGAGTGCTAGACCCAGCTTGGTAGGTGTAGATATATCCACCATTAAGGGGAATGCCTGTGCTGGTAAAGAATTGGAAACCGTTACCAATGGGTGCAAGATTAACTGCCATGTTATTTTCCTAAGTCTGAAAGTTTAGTGCCAGCGCCAGGCTTTAAAGATTCTTTGGTTTGCTTTGCCGCGGCTCTATTTGCCAAGGCTTCACGGGTCATTGTCCCCAAAGGAATAACACCACCAAAACCAGCCACGTTTGCCGCTTTTTCTAGCCCACCTTTAGCCATCTCTTTTGCACCCGCCACAAATGTATTGGATTGGTTGACGTAGCTTCCACGAGGCTGTGCTTGTGTGTATCTAGCCACATTACCTAAAGCCCTAAGTTGTTGAGCAGTCTCACCGTCAACTAACTCTAACAATCTTGGATCAAGTTGTTTAAGCGCTTTGTTATACCCTGCTTGGCTAAAGTTGCCATTATCATTTATGACACCAGCTTTGTCTTTAAGATAGTTAACCACAGCCGCTGACACGGCTTGATGGCCTTCAGAACCTTTGCCAAGCTGTGCAGTCAACGCTTCCAAATCACGTTTGTTGCCATTGATAATATATTTATTAATAAATTTATCAGGTACTGCATCATTGACCGCGGCTTCATAAGCAGGGTCTTTTTTCAACATATCAAACCTAGCTTTAGCCGCGCTTCTAGCTTCGTTTGCTAAAGGCTTGAGGGCTTCAGCTTCACCAGACAAAGGCAATTCTTCCAATGCTGTTCGAACAATACTAGAGGCGGATTTAGCGTTACCATCGCCTGAACGTTCTGCTTTACGCATTTCTGCCGCCAGATTAGTTCTCATGGCCTCAAAATTTTCAAACGTCATTGTTTCGCCACTTTTGTAGCGTTCTAATTGTTTGGCAATAGCGGGCGGCAGAAAATCTGTTTTAAGGTCTTTTCCCAACATTTTTTCAGCGTTAATGGCAAATTGTTTTCCATCAATAGGAAAGTCACCGCCAGCGGCATCTTTTAGCGCTTTGTATTTAGCAGAAATGTCAGCAGTCCTTGTGTCATCAAGAGCTTTGTAAGCATTAATAACAGTCTCTGCATTTTCAATATGATTTGTGCCATAAACATCAGGGGCGGCTTTGTCCCTAATGGCGTTCATGTTTTCAATCAATTTGCCGTTTTGCTCATTAAAACGATTAGCCAAGTCAGGGTTTTTGCCCCTCATGTTCATTTCGTCAGAAAGCAAATTTATATCTTGAGTAGCTTGACCACGGGTTAAACGCACAGGCACAGGCAACGTATCAGCCTCAACATGACGCTCAAGGGCTGGCATATTAATCTGATTAACAGGTGTGGACTTTATTTCGTTTTGCAATTCAGGACTAGCTTTAGCAAGCATTGCATTAACAGCCGCTTGATCAGTTGTCGCAGCAGCACCAGCACTTTGCAAACCACCCTTGGCTTGAAATTGTTTTTGCAAATCAAGTTCAGCAGCCGCAGATTTAAATCCTCTACCTATTTTTGGCGCAACCGCGCCACCCGCCATCAAACTAGCATTGATAGCGTTTTCAACGTCAGCAACAGGAACGCCAAATTTTTGTGCTATTGACTGTGCGCCTTCGCCAATGTTTTGACCAATGTATTCCATGATCTTAGTTGGCAACGCTTGACGATAACCTTCTGTTTGAGACAAGCCAGTCATGCGCCCAACAGGCTCGGCAAGTGCGCCAGCAAGTTTTTGTGAGGCTTCTGTAGCTTGTTCAGGTGATAAACCAAAAAGGCGTCCAGCACCATAACCAACCGTTCCCGCAATAGCGGATGGCGCACCAGCAACCACATCGGCTGTTGAAGCCAATAAGCCTGGCAAATTCTTTCTGCTTTGTTGGAACTGATTGGCTAAATCAATAGCTACATTTCCGCTTGATGCCATTGGGCCACGGGTTGATTGTGCTTCAGCCGCTGCTTTAGCTTCAGGATTAAATCCTGCGTACGACCCACGACCGCCACCAGCAGAACTTGTCTGCATAGGTTGTGTTGTTTGCTTACCAAGAATCATTGCCCCTAATTCATCTTCAGGGGCTTGTTGTTGGGCTGTGCCTTGCATGACCTTGCCAACATACGCTGACGGGTCTTTAGTAACAAAGCCACCATATTGGGCTAATGCTTTATTGACATCGCCACCGTTGCGTTGCACCAATTGCTCAAGATATGTTTTGGCTGCGCCACGGGCTTCTTGTTCGTCAAAGGGGTTAAATTTAATCCCTTGCTTATGAAGCATTTGGACAGTATCAGGCATGAACTGATACGCGCCCATAGCCTTAGTTTGTTTGTTAATAGCAAAAGGGTCTTTGCCACTTTCAACACGCTTCAAACTATCTAATAATTGGTCAGAAATGACAGAAGATTTGGATTCTGGCTTTTTCCCTAAGATAAGTTCGCCAAGTTCATCCATCACAAACCTCCAGTTTCAGTCAATTTCTTGATGTTCTGATACTTATTGTAGAACTCTTGACGCTTTTTGGGGTCATTGCCAAGCAATTTTTCAATCTCAAATTTGCGTTGAGTTGGGTCAGTTATGTCACGATAAATGTTCATAACTTCAAAAATCTTACTGTCGGCATTGGCATTCCACAATTGCTTGTAAGAATTCATGTTGTTATCACCAAACTGTTGTGCAAACTTTTGTGCGCCATTAGCTTGCATATCAATATTGGTTTGATCAGCTTGAACTCTACGGGCAATCTTGGTCAACACTTCTGGAGGAACTTTGATTGTGCCATTTGCAACAGCTTGCATATCAAGACCAGCGACCGTGTTGCCTAGACCGCCCATTGCTTTAGTGTTTGATAATGCCATGTTAGCCAAATCTTTAGCCAACATATCATATTGTTCGCTACCAATAGCCATTCGGATTTTTTGCTCAACTTGACCAGGTATGCCACCTTTGGCAAAGTAAAGTTCATTTCCAATTTTATTGGCTTGTTGGATAACCTCTTCGGTATTTCTACGAGCTTGTGTTAAACCACCTTGAGCCTCAACCAAACGGTTGCGGTATTCTTGACCAGCGGTTTGATCTGCTGCTTCTGTAGGCTCTGGCGTGTAGGGCTGTGATGCGCTTCGAACTGGATAGCGCATTTGCATATTGCCCAACGTGGGTTTTTCACCCATACCACCGCCAGCTTGTTGTGGGGTGTTTTGCAAACCACCAGCAACACCAAAAGTAGCAGTAGGCGTTTGACCTGGAATATTGGATGTTGTAACAGTTTGACCAGATGGCGTGACTTGAAGTTTCTGACCACTAATTTCTTGTGTGGTAGTTGGTGACAACATACCAAGAGCAATCTTGCCAGCCACTTTAGGAAGCATGGCAGGGTCTTTAATTAAATCAATTGAATTTTTATAAGTCTCGGCAATTTTTCTAATATGCTTTGAATCATATTGACTTGCAATTTCATCAAATGCTTTTTTGTATTCTTCTGGATCAGTTACTTTACCATTGGCTTTTTCTAGCAAAGTAGCACCAAAAATTCCACGTTCTTGAGTGGTCAATTGATTTCTTGCACCAATTAAATCAGTTTGTGATTTAGCCAATTTAGTCAAGTCATCAGCATATTTTGAACCTGTCATTGGGGCAAGGCTGAAAACTGCTTTGTTGATTTTCTCTTGGTCTACTTCACCATTAGTCTGAAAATTATTAGGGTCTGCCATGAACTTTTGCATAGCAAGACGTTCTTGATTTGCTTGTTGCAAAGTCTGATTCTCAATTTGCGCTTTTTGCAAAGCCAAAGGATTCATCTGCTGTGCTTGTTGGAACTGTTGCATTCCACCGAGCATATTTACCATTTCCCCAAGGGTTTGACCTTGAGGCTTTGGGTAATTTACATTAAATGATAGGTCAGCCATGATTTATCCTTATGTCGCTTTGATCATTGAACCAAGAAGTGCCGCATTACCAAGGTTGCTCAAAGCACTAGAAGTGTTTGCGCCACTTGCCACAGCGTTTCCTGCCAACGCACCACCTATGCCAGCTGCTAAACCCGCTGTATTTAAACCATATTGATTTGCAGCGTTGATGCCTTGACCAGCGGATGTTGTAAGGTTGCCACCATAGTTTGATGACAGACCAGCCATGTTAGAACCATAAGTATTGCCAAGACCAGCCAGTTGACCAGCAGATGTTCCACCAATTTGAGCCATACCAGCCAAGCTGTTGTAAATGTTATTACGTTGGGTGTTGTAGTTGTTAAACGCTTGCTGATAAGCATTACCAGCATAGTCTTGCGTATAGCGTTGCAGACCTTGCAAAGCATTACCACCCAATGCACCACCACCCATGTTGCCAGCACGTTGGTTAGCCATCTGGCCTTGTGCCAATTGGAATGCGTAGTTAGGGGCAAGATTAGTGTTTAAATCATTTACATCAAATTGATGGGAAAAGTAAGGTTGATTTGCAAGTAAACCTTGAGAGCCCGCACGACCAATGTCTTGATATGGCTGTTGATAACCTACTTGTTGGTTATACAAATTCTGCAAATTGCCAGTCGTATTTGCATAAATGTTGCCTAAATCTGTACGGTTGGCGGCATTTAAGTTTTGTGCATTTGCATAGGCTTGCGCAAGGTTGCCTTGTGCTTGAGTGCCATATTGGTTAATCAAATCTCTAGCTTGAGATATACCCGCTTGATTAGCCGCCGCACCAGCCAAACCGCCTAATGTGTTTAAACCTAGACCAGTTCCTGTGCTTAACAAATTGCCTGTGTTATTGCCAGCACCGCCCATGTCGCCAGTACCGCCTAGAACGCTACCGCCCAAATCTGTTCCTGCACCACCGCCAGTAACCAAACCTGTGCCGCCAGTACCAACGCCTGCGCCTGTTCCTAAAAGGGTAGAACCTAAGTCAGAACCAGATAAAACGCCACTTCCAACAAGTCCAGTACCCAAACCAGTACCAACTAAACCAGTACCTAAATCAAGACTGCCAAGACCAGTAGCGCCAGCACCCGCAGTTCCTAATCCTACATTGGTTGTTCCAAGGCCAAGACTTCCAAGTCCAGTTGCGCCAAGGTTAGTGCCTAATTCACCTAGTGTGCCACCGCCAATAGTTGAAGTGGTTAAACCTTGACCACCGCCCATAGAAGCTAAATTAGCGGCATCAGCAGTTCCAAAGCCAAGTCCTGACCCTCCTGCCGTGATTCCTGTGCCAGCACCCATGCCAGCAACATCAGTTGCCGCACCTAGCTCACCTAGTGAGCCTAGTGATGTACCAAGTTCTCCGCCTAAAAAGGCATCAGCGCCACCACTTAGTAGTGCATCGCCCAAAGTACCCGCTGCGACATCACCTAATGCGGCTTCTCCAAGACCACCTAATGCGGCCTCGCCAAGCCCACCGACAACCGCATCCGCAACAGCGGATTCAGCGACAGAACCGATAATAGCATCAATAACAGCAGCAAAGCCCATAATTTACCCCAAAACTATTGAATAGGTTTTTTCAAAATAACGACCACCTAATCTTTCAACTAAATGCCCATAGTCCAGAAACGGCTTCATGTGGAACGTAATCCTTTGTGGCGACCGCTTCTTTATTTCCTCGGTTGTCCATTTTAAGAACTTATATCCAAACATACCTTTTCTATATTCAGGGTGAATGTAGAGAATGTCAGAACTAGCCGTGACGCTCTTTTTATAGTGCAAATGGTTAATCACCACCCACAAGCTATAACCAACCAATTTGCCATCGTCTCGTGCTGTATGTATTTCCAAAATCTTGGCGTTTTCTAGAGTTTGATACCGTTCAAAGTCGGGGTCAAGTTCTATAACATCAGTACGTTCTGCAAGTTCTTCATAATGCTCTTTAAAAAGAACCATTGCATCATTTGCAAATGTTGAAATTAGTTCTTTTTGAAAAGTTATCATGGGTTGTAATAAGGAACTTTATAAGGTTGACCGTTTACTGTGACATTGATAAACCCAACAGGATTGCTGGGCAAAGTACCAGAACCAGCAGTTGCCGTAGTTGCACTACTGAAGTTTAACAAATTAAGAAAGAATTGTTGCCAACTTCTTGTCGGTCTTTGCGTATTTGCATCCAAAAACGCAGATTGCGGATAAGGATTAACTTGCTGAGTGGTTGAAAGTCCAGAAGTAGCCATCAGTTTTCCGCCCCTTGCATCTTCAAGTTTGCTGAAATAATCACAAAATTGACTGGATCACTTACCGAAACTTCAAAAATCCGATCACGAGCCATGCCCAATCTGCGCCAGATGGCACGATTCTTGTACTTGCCAAGTTGACCAACGCTGACCCAATATTCATTTGACCAAGTTGAGCCACCATCATTTGACCACCGCAACATTGCCTGTGGGTTATCTGTAGTGACAAAACTAATGGATTGTTGAGTCGCCAAAATATAGGTTTTTTCAGCCTCAATATCCAATTCGGCACTAGGTGTAATTGTATATGTATTACCTAAATATACGGTGTTTGAACTCGTAACTTGGGCAGGGCCAGACAAGCCAGTAGTCCCCACACCAGGCTGAAACTGAATCTGCAATTCGTCAAAGTATTGACGCTGGAACTCAGTCACCAAATGTGGCGCTCTACGCAATCTGCGGACATTTTGACCGTCATCTGTATAGTTCTTTTTGTCCAATTCGTACAGCTTGCCGTTTTCATAGTCACCAACAATGACTAGACCTTGGAAAGTTGCACAGCAGTTGCCACGGTGACGCTGATAAACATTTTTATCTGTTGTGTAAAGCCATTTGTGCCACATCTGAGTGGTAATGTCATAAGCCCATGTCAGTTGCAACGATGGGAATGTGACAACAAAGACCTCATGGCCCTCTAGCTGATAAGTCCACGAAATTGCATCGCCAACATATTGGTTTGCCAAAGAATTCTCAACGGCATGGGTAGAAATCCTCTGTGGGATATACCCTTGCATTTGCATGATCTGGGCTTGACCACGATTGTTGCGGGAAACGTAAGCAAAAGAGTTGCCCAAGCGTGCCACAGAAAATGGCGCTGCGATACCGTGTTGAGTCGATGTGCCAGGAATTCGTTGGAATGGGAAAGGCACAGCACCCACATCCGTCCAGACTTCTGACGAAATCTCACCCATCAAATAGACTTCGCGGTGATCAACAATCAAAGCCACCAAATCATCTGGTGCGCCATCTTTTAGCGAATAGCTAGTATTAGGCGAAATAGGCGACAAAAGGTCGGTAGAACCCCATTGCTGAGTCGTTGGGTTGTTATAGACAATATAGTTGTCAATCACATCAACCGTGTTTGCACCGCTAAACGCACCATCTGTAGATGGTAAAACTGAGAAGTTCAGACCGTACATGGTCACGCCAACAGCAACGGTGCTAGAAGTGCTTAGTGTGTATGTTCCTGTGCCACCAGTACCAGTTCCTAAAGCCGTGATGATCGTGCCAAGGGTAACACCAGCGCCTTGAACGGTCTGACCAACGTGCAAAGAACCTGACGTTACGGCAGAAACTGTCATCACAGTCCCCGCAATAGTTGCCGTAACAACCGCACCAACATTTGCTGAATTAAGACTTCTAGACGTTACTGTTTGGCTTCTGTTGATCGTGTAAGTACCAGCACCGCCAGTTCCTGATCCAAGACCAGTAATTACGGTCTCAGCCAAAACACCAACACCGTATAAAGATTGTCCAACAGCAATAGTGCCACTAGACACGCTTGTCACGGTCAAAGTTGTGCCGCTGGTTGAGCCAGTAAACACGGCTGTTGCAGGGCTTGAGATATACCATGTGTAACGATAAGCACCGTCAACAATATAGACGTTGACACCGTTATCTGTGATGCGGACTATTCCTGTACTGGAATTAAGTAAGCCAATAACAGAGGGGACAAGGTTGGCTGTCAGGGCGTAAACATAAGGCCCACAAACCGCGATCAGTTGCTCACCACCAGAAACAGAATGAAGCCCACGCACTTCTTGTTGGTTTGGCAATACTGCCTTAACCGTAAGTCCTGGCGTTGGGTAAAGCGCAATTACACCGCGTTCACCAGGCTGCTTAGTAGGATCAACTTCAGGAAAGAAATTGATGCACTCTTGCGCATCTTGATAAATGCTTGGCGCTTCATAAGCTGATCCGACAAATGCGAAATCTGGCATATCAGCCCCTTAAATAAAGCCGCCAGACAAAATCCAACCCGCATCTTTTGCCTTGTTAACCAACAAAGCGTCAGGGTAACGTGCAGTCTGCAATGGCGACATATTGGTGCGTTTCAGCGTAGCTTTGGCCTGACCAGCAAAGGTCTGAATCATCGCTATTTGCGTTTGTGAGGCCTTGCCATACATGGGCATCAAACGCTCTGCCAAACACCATCTGAGGCACATTGCGTAGCCTTGTGGGAGGTTTATGTCCTCATACATTGAGTCATAACGGCTAAACAAGGTATTGGCAAACAAGTGCATCTCACCTTGCGATGGGCTAGGCCAAATGAAAAGGTTGCCTGAATCAGAGCCTGGGTTAAAGTAAACCGCTTTAGGCCAAGGGCCGTTCAGCGTCTTCAAACCAATCATTTCGTAGTCTTGCAATGCCAAAATTGACATTGGGTAGTCCAAACCACCGCCTGTAATGGGCTGACCGTTAGATGTAGTATTTACCCTAACAAACGCAGAATCAAGACTTAAAGGCTTTTGGTAGTAACCAGTAATTGTTGTGGAGGCTACAGTCTGCGATATATTGACTTGGTATGTACCAACTTCATTGATGTTGCCACCAGCGCCAGTCAACAGTTGGGTAATCTTTGTGCCAGCCGTGATGCCTGTGCCACTCAAAGTCTGACCTTGAGCCAAAGCACCAGAGTTGATGCCAGTCACGGTCAAAATGTTGCCAGAAATTGAGCCTATAAAAGACGCACCAATAAAGTTCTGGGTCGATGGGTTAGGGCCAATCGTGTATTGGGTCTGTCCAGCAATAACGGGGCAAATGATTTCTGTGACATTGAAAACCATCATGTTTTCGTTTGACCATTGGTCAATCATGTCATTCATCATCTCAAACGCATCTTTTGCTGCGTCTGGAGTAGGAGTTTCACCAGCTTCCAATGCACCAATGTCTTTTAGCGCTCTGCTAATAATTTCATAAGGCACAGCCATAGTGATTCCTTAACTTAATCTAAATGTGGGCGGCTTCCACGGCAAGGCAATTTCTTGCTGTTTTTTGACTGATTCAAGCTGCTCAAGTAGTCTTGATTTTATGCTACTTACACCATCTTGGGTAGTGCCTTCATCAATCCAATTTGCCACCATTTGCTCGGTAACTTGGGATGTTGGGATTGTCGCCTTTTCAGGGTCAAAGTCCCAATATCCTTCAGTCTCAATTGTCAGATCATCTTCAATCAAAGAAACAAGGTACTTAGCCTGAATAATGGCTTTCTCGTCACCCTTTAATTCGGAGATTTTCCAAACAAATCTCATGTGTTCACCGTTTGATAGTCATTAGAAACACCACCATGTTTTTTAATAATGTTAAAAATTCGTGTGTTGTCCTCAAGCGCCATTAACTCGTGCGGCTCACCAGCACGAAAATCAAGTAATTGACCAGCTATAGCTTCTTTTTCCCAATCGTGAGAATACGCTT